AATTGATAGCACATAACAGAGCCAACTTCTGAAGAACTGGCAGATGAAGTGAACGGGAGCCCAGTGGCGTATGCCTCACCCGCTGCGCCGGTTGTAGTTACATTGCTAAACTGAATGACTACATTGACGAGATTTCCAATTTTTGTGTAGTAACCAGTTGTCGTAACCGGCGTTGTTGGGTCTGTGGTGCCCCCCTTTAAGGTCGCAGTAAAAGTCCCCTCCTCATAATCATCCAACGTGTTCGCGTCAGACGATGCGACTTGAGTGGCGGGGAAGGCCACACCAACACCGCTTGCAGAGGTGTTGCCGCCTTGCAGGACAAGAGCGCCGTTAGCGTTGAGTGTTAGCGCCTGCGTGAAACTGATGGCGTTTCCTGCGGTGCCGGAGGCTGCGTACTGCCAAACATGCGAACCACCTTGTTGGTAATAAAAGGATGAGGCTCCGTTGGCAGCGTACTTATATCCACCGTTGTAATATACGTTTTGACCAACACCAATAAATCCACTGGCGGCGTTATTTACTAAATACCCGCCAGATCCTTTGCTTATTTCTATTGCGGCATAGGTTGACCAGCTTTGAGGCGTCACCCCGAGGCCGAGGTTGCCGGAGGAGTCAAGGCGCATCTGCTCGGCAGCATTGGTAATGAAAATCAGAGGAGCCGCGCCTTCTGTTCCCATGACCATGCTGCTGGTCTGCGCCATTACAGAGTTTCCACCGCGAGGTGCGTTTGCCCCAGAACCAATCAGAATGTAATTTGATGTGCTTGCACTGTCTTGAATTCTTGTTTGTCCAGCAACATGCAACTTGCCAGCAGGCGAACTCGTCCCAATGCCCAACCCGGTAGAGGTCAGGCGCATACCCTCCGAGCCAGCGTTTACATCATAAAAACTGAAGCCGCCATTGCCAGTGATGTTTCGCAGATACCATTTGGCTGTGTTGCCTTCACTAAACGCCAAGTTCGTGTTGCTACCAGTGTTGTTGTTTAGTGTGATAGGAATCCCTGATGCACCACCATTTATATAAAGTGCTGAACCATCAAACGTCAGCGCACTCCCCGTGGTCAGCGCAGATGTAGACGATGCATACACCACACCGTTGGCGGTGAAGGAGGTCAGTCCCGTACCACCGTTGGTGGTTGCGAGGGTTCCCGTCACGCCAGTGCTCAGAGGCAGTCCGGTGGCGTTGGTCAGAGTGACTGCAGAAGGAGTGCCCAGATTGGGGGTTGTCAGGCTTGGAGAGCTTGCGAGAACAATCCCACCAGAGCCGGTCACATTCTGACCCAGAGCGGTCTGTACGCCCGTTCCAAGAGCAGTAAGGCCCGTTCCCCCATTGGCAACAGGCAGAGTCCCCGTGATGTCTGCTGTGGAAATATCCAGCAAGTCCCAGGAAGTGTTTGTTCCGTCAGTCTTGAGATACCGACCAGCATTCGAGGTCTGGGAGGGCGCTAGAGCGTTAAAAGCGGCGTTTGCCGTGGTTTGACCCGTACCACCAGCAGAGATGCCCAGAGTCGCAAAGGAGAGCGTTCCAGAGCCGTTTGTTTGGAGTGCTTGACCAGATGATCCATCAGCACTCGGAAGCGTCCATTGGACATTAGAAGCGATGGAAGCAGGAGCGATGAAGCCGACATAGTTCGTGCCGTTGTCGGTGTCCTCGTACAGCTTCAGATCGGCCCCAGAGGAGGAAGTACCTTTGGCAGCAAGCGTTCCTACCACGGTGATTGAGTCACCAGCAGCACCGGACTGGAAGTCCTTGAGCTGGGCCATAAGCTCACGAATGGCATCGTTGATACCACTCGGGGCGCAGCCTTCCGCAATGTTGATCCCGTCAATATCGGTGTTATTACCAGGGGTTGCGGAGAATTCTGAGATTTTGGTCTTCGGCATGATTTATTCCTCTTACTGGTTCTCTTCTTCGCGCTGACGAAGCTGATACAAGAGATTGAGCGTCCTGAAGTCTATCTCTGGCATTTGCATACCGGCCGCTCGCGGAGTAATCTGAAGTTCTGCTGGCAGGCGCTGCTCAAGATCCAACAATCCACGGCCAACCCTTCCAGGCACTGCTGCGGCTTGACCTGCCATAAATGCGGCTTCCCCAACCAAGCGAGGAGATGAGGTTGCCGCACTAATCAATGCGGCTGGGCCACCACCAAGACCAAACATAGTGGCCGCTTCAAGTGGCGCTGTAGCGCCTTGAATGCCTCTTGGTGTGATGGATGAAAGAGCCTGCCCAGCAAGAGCCGGAAGCATCATCTGCCCACCAGCCTGTTCCAGTTCCTTCGCAAGACTCAAACGCTGGCCAAAGTTTGTGTTGACATTGTTCCGCATGATTGACTGCAGCTTACGCATGGCAGTATCAGCGGAAGTCTTGTCTTTGATGGAAAGAGCTTGCTGGATCTCAAGAATTTGATCTGTGGCATCTGAATACGCCTTCATTGTCTTGGCGTATGTTGGTGCCTGAGTATTGATCTCGTTCTTGATAGCACCGTAAATTCCTTTTACGGCCGTATCAGAAGGGGTGCGAGGCTTCAAATCTTCAATGATTTGACCAACTTGCTGCTTTAGAGCATCCATGCCCTCTGGAGTGTGGAACTCTGCAGGGTCATAAGTTTTCCACTCATCAATTTTGGCTTTCGCTTCATTCAGCTTTTGAATCGCTAAATCGTTCTTTGGCTTTCCTTTGAATGTGAAATCTTCGTAAGCCTTGTTAAGAGCCTTATCAATTCCATCAAAACTTAGAACAGTCTTATCGCCTTTGATATTCGCCATTCCTGCGCGATAGACTTCTCCACGCTGTTGACGAATAGCCTCCAGGTTGCTCCTGGCCGCCTCAAGCGCATCAAGCATATCCGCTTGACCTCGAATGTTTTGACGGAATTGCGTTGCTTCAGCCCCTCCCCTTTTACCGGCTTGGAATGCTTGACTTACAGCCTCCGGTCCAGCTCCAACCCTAGCGCCAAGAACTGCAGGAACTACCTTTTTAGTGACATCTGTTACGCCTGCTGTGGTCTTTGCCGCAAGAGACAGCGGATCAACATAAGCGGCCGCTTGACGCAATGCTGATGAGGTTGCCGGGGCCACTCGACTGGTTCCAGATGCCCCACCCGTCAGAACCGTGCTGAGATCAGCCATCACTCCAACCGGATCAGTCGCAATGGCTTTCTTGAAGCCTTCTTCCGAACCATAACGATCACGGTAAAACTGAGCAACCGCAGAAGCGGCTTCACGGGCTGGCTTGTCCTCGCCAATCAACTGCACCAAGCGCTCAGGCAGAAGATTTTGAAGTCCACCGGCGGCGACATCCCAAATTGCTTTGGTTGTCTTAATTGGGCTTGTCACTGTTTCATAAATATCGCCTGCCATCTTTGCAGCAGACGAAGGGATGTTCGCAACCGCAGTTGATGCAACCTGGCTTGGGCGCATCGCCGCATAGGTAGACTGCGCTTGAGCAGGAGCTAGGATTTTCTGGGCAGCGCCAGTACCGAACTTCTCATCAAAGAAATCGGCAGTCTCCGGGTTTGCCAGAAGGTACTCAATCGCTTTTTGTGATGGCTGAGTCATGTTTACATCCCATCGTAAGGATTGGGTTCTTTAAACTGAAATCCACGCAAAGACTTCTTGTTTGAGTAGTAATACTGCTCTGCTTGATCTGCATAAGCCTTGGCTTTTTCGCTCAATTCCTTGATGTCCTTCAAGGCTGCCCGTTTAGACTCAATTGACTTACTTGGATTGGCAAGATCACCAACCGCAGCATCGTATCGAGCAGCATCCCGATCAGAGGTTGGGCCTGTAAATTTTGGTGCATTGACAGCCAATTGATTAGACAGTCGCATCAAGCTATCGTTTGCTTCTTTGGCCTTAGTAGAAACACCAACAGCCCCAAGAGCGCCTTTAAAACCAGCCTCAACTGCTCCAGAATAAGCATCCTTCAGCAGTGTCGATGCTCGCTGTGCAATTGATGCATTTGACCCAGCTTGTCTTGCTGCATCTTTTGCTTCAGCGACAACATCAAAATCCTTCTTCTGCTGATACGAGAATTGCTCAGGTTTGGCTGCCTCTGCTTCCCTGCGCAACTCAAGCATTTGCTGCTGAATACCTTGAGAAGCTGCGGTTGCTGCAGCGGATTGTGCTCTAGCCGCCTCTAGTCCACTTTGTGTTTGTTGGAACTGCTGTGAGCGCTGCACCATCTCACCCAACTGTCGAACACGCTCATCAGCCTTCTCAGGATCAAGTTGTCCAGATGAGAAGCTCCTGGCGTATTGCTCCGCAATAGTGCGAACATTTTGCGGAACAGTTGGATCTTGAGTAAACACAACAAACGGATTTTCTTGTGTGCCACCTTCACCAGTTAAACCGGCCTTTCGGAACTTAGGAATAGCCTCGGCAGCACCAGAAACAACAGGCATCAGACGCTGCTGAACGCCGAGCGGGAGAGATAAAAGCGCACCAAGATCAAGTTGAGGCGCGCCATATTTAACGCCCTCCCCAACTTTTTGGCCCATGATGTCTTCGCCATATACCTCAGTTGCTGGCCTGCGAAGAACTTGAGGCAATGCCTGTTGAGCCATCTGCTGTTCTTGCAAAGCCCGCATACGCTCGGACTGCATAAGTCGGCGTTCTGCAATTTGATCTTGAATTGCTTGCTCTTGAAGAGCGCGAGTAAAAGCGCCCTGATAGGCCTGCTGACCGGCCATTACGCCTTGAGCCAAGAGTTCACCAACACCCCTGCGCTGAGGAGATGGGCCAGCCCCCGCAAGGAGAGCGAGACCAACATTCAACAACCCGGACTGTTGGGCTTGTTGTTGGAGTCGGCGAGCCTCATCTTCACCCAGGAGTTGCCCTGCGTAGGAAGGCTGAGAACCGAAGAGCTGTGCGATTAGTTCGTTCATTTATTCCTCACAGCAGAGAAATGATCGGGTTGCGCTTGCGCTTCTGCTCAAGCAGTGAGGCAGGCTGCATAAGATTCACTGGCTGACCACGCCGCATCGGTGGCCCTACTGCGGTCTGTTGCTTTGGGCCTAATGAGCTAGCCATCCGAGCAGCCTGGAGTCCTTGCATCATGGTCAAGCCACTTGCGGCTTTTCCGATATTCGGAGCAAGCAACTCAGGACGGAAACTCGCTGGAGCAAGACTTGCGCCGGGTGCGTTAGCGAGATTCCCCATAGAAGGATCGACAGGCAACCCACTTGATGATTGCAATAGTCCTTTAGAGAACTGATTGGCGTACTGAGACGGATCAAAGAATGGGTTTGCCACATTCCCCGCGCTAGCCGCAGCAGATGTTGCCTCCATCGCAGCAGTAGCCTCAGCAGCAGTCGCAGCAGCTTGTGCTGCCGCAGCAGCCTCAGCCGCCGCCAATGCCTCAGCAGCAACGGCCGCCTCAGCAGCCGCAGTACCCGCCGCAGCGGTTCCAATGGCCTCAGCCGCGATGATTGGCTCTGCTCCACTCATCCCAGTAACCCTCCAAGGAGTGCGCCTGCGGCAGTTCCGGTAGTACCACCAAGAGCCTGACCAAGAATCGCACCACCCGCAGCACCAGCCAACGGGTTTCGATAAGTCGGGCTAACTTGAATCCCGCCCATCGGAGAACCATACGCTGCAGACAAGAACTGCTGGAGCTTGGCCGAAGGAAGGTTTTGCATGAAGTTAAACCGCTGCAGATCGGCCTCAAGTGCGGCCTGCTGGTATTGCTCTGCGGCTTGACCGGCCTGGAGGAGTTTGTTGATGTCTCCGTAGTCGGTTTCTGCAAGCGCAGGGGCCAACTGAGCAGCAGCCATCTGGCGAGCCAAGTCTTGACCTGCAAGCGTTCCAACACCACCCGCTGCAGCGAGTTGGTTTTGATAGGCCTGTTGAGCCTCGGTGCCAAGCGCCCCAGCGCCAGCCAAGCGATTAGCAAGTTCCTGCTGTCCCAAAGCCCCGAGTCGGCCAATAGCCTGCTCTTGAAGGCCTCGCTCCATTCCATAGCCTTGGTATGCGAGTTGACCCGCAGTACCAGTCAGAGCCTGTGCAAACTGTCCTGCTGCGCGGTCTTGGAGTTCCTGAGCAGCGCCAGAGCCATATCGCCCAGCACGGGAAGCGGTGGACTGAACCTGACGGATCGCGTCCATATATTGCTGTTGAGCGCGTTGGGCTGCGGGATCGAATGCCTGATTGAAGAACGGGCTTAGACCGAGATACTCTCCACCAGCAGTGGCTTTGGCTTGCTCCATTGCCGGGTTTGCAAACTCACCCTGCTTTAGAGCCTCATAGAACCCGAGAGAGGGGTCACGAGAGGCAGTGTTGTAGAGCTGTTGGTATGCGCCCATCGCAGGATTCTGAGCCTGCATCAACGCAGAGACAGTTCCTTGTGCTCGGCCAACCAAAGGATTCCCGGCAAGTGCTCGAGTCTGCGCTGCGGACAGTGCGGCTTGAGTCTGCTGAGATGGGCCTATATAGGTTTGGCCTGGATAGTATTGAGGTGTCGGAGTAGCGTAAAGACGCTGCGCCTCGCTCAATCCGTAAGTGACATACGGAGCGACATTAGGGTCAAGTTCCGTGCGAGTTACTGTGCTTCCACCGCCACCCATTTAGACCTCCAGCGCCCACGAACGGGGCTTAAATCCGAGTTGTTTAGCTTTACGCGCCCAACCCGGACGCCACGATTCAAAAGTAATGCGATGAGCATCACCTTGTTGAGCTATGTTCATGAGATGTTGCCAGCCTTCTTCAAAGTAACCGGCTTCGGCCATGTACGCGCACCACACATGAAGAGTGCGTCCCTTGGGTTGCAACACCATGAACCCCACTGGCCTTGCGTCAACCAGTCCCACCCACAACATAGATTTACCGTTGAAGCAATCTGTATAGATGTCTTCGGGTATCCAGTTCTCGGGGGTCTTGTGCAGAATCTGCTTCAGACCTGGCCTGACGAATCCCCACCATTGTCGCAGATCGTTGGGGGAAATCAATCGTGCTTCCATCATCCCACCAAAATGTAAGCAAAGGTCTTATCGGCTGTGGAATTAGCGTAATGGCTGATAGTTGCCGATCCCTGAGTCTGCGATGAAACGTACACATTTGCAATGCTCGCCATAGACACACAGTTTGCCGTCACGATTGCGCTCGGAGTCGCCGGACGGGTCGGGCTTGTCTGAGTAGGGAGTTGTTCAATCGAAACCGCTGTTGAGGTTGTTGCCCACATGACCTCCATGTAGTCATTCGCGGCCAGCTCAATAAAGTAGTTCAGAGCCGCGATCAGATGGCCGTTGATGCCGCCATGCTTATTTGGGATTGAGTACCGGCTATTACTCCCGGCCACATTGGTTCCGTTCTTCCTGAACCAAATGTCCACGTCATGAATCTGCGAGTCTGTATTTGCGAACTGGAGCGAGAACTGGATGTTGTATGTCCCAGGATTCTTGAAGTTGATCCGAGAACTGTTGGAGACCGTGATCCCGTTTGAGTAATCAGTCGTGTTCAGGGTGACCGCATACGCCGCCGTGGTCGATGCCGCAGTCTGATCTGTGGAGTCCTGAAACGCTCCAAATGGGAGTTGATCGGCATAAGCCGCAGCAGAGAACGGCAGCAGAATGATCTTCGTGTCTGTACTGATCCGCTCGTCGTAGAGAGTCGTGGTCAATGCCCCACCCGTGGCGAGAGTGACAGTCCCCGTGTTGTTGGACTTGCCATTCATCAGCCCATTGACTACCTCGGAAATTCCTCGAGGATCAGCGCCAAACGGGGGAAGAACACGAAACATCATCGACGGCCCCTCCCGACGATGTTCACATCAACCCCGGCCATCGTTGTCCAGTTGCCCGTAGGAACAACCTTCACGCGATGGTACTTGCCTGAACTTCTCAGAGAGACTCGGTTCTCATTGCTCGCAGCCACCGCTGTCGAGTAGATGATGTCATCGTCTAGCATCTCACGAGATGCCACAGCAACAGTCGCAGACCCGTTATCAATCTGGGGACGCGCCAATGTGATGATGCTTGCACTTGAGGCTAGATCGCCAGTCTCAATGAAGGCAGACATAGGCTGTCCCTCAAAGGTGACGATCTTGGCATCTCTGATTCCTGCAAATACCAACCGTCCACCGAGCCATTGACGCGCATCCAAAGACACGCCTAGCGCATCAATAGAAGCCGAGAACAGATCAAGACCCTCAAGCGTCACAGCAGAAGTTGCTGCCGAAGAAATGTAAGAGGCCGCAGTTGCTCCGTAAGACCAGCGATTGAGCTGCCAGTTGTAAACCAGGAGCGAATAGCCTGCATTGGCATTCTGATAGCACCAGATCACCACCTTTTTGATGGGATCAATTGCGGCGCTGAACTTCGTGTACGAGGGAGACAGATCATCCCAGAACCAGCGGTCTACCTTCTCAGCTCCTATAGGTGTGACTCTTTGACCGTCACACATATAGAACCCGTCATCCGACAGGAAGAAGGTCATGTTCCCGTACTGGGTCACAGAGCCAGGCTCATAGCACCCGATTTCACGAGAGATGGTGTCGAATTGGAAGTAAAGCGGTGAGCCGATATAGGTCATCCGCACTACAGACTTCTCCAACAAGACAAGTCCGAACTCTCCACCAGTTATCCCCTGTATATCCCCACCATCAGGGACGTCCTGGAAGTCAGACTGAGAAGCACCACCGGGAGTCCAGTCCGTTTCATCGTTTATGTCAGACCATTGGACTCGGTTCGGATTGGACGAGATGTTTGCCGCGACCACGAAGTCACGGACAACAGTCAGATACTTACAGACCGGAGCTGCCGCCGCAACATCGGCGAAAGCGGTACTGCTGTTGAGAGTAAATGCTTGAATCTTTTGCGAGTTGTTCGCAGCAAGAACCACATCACCGAACTGGGTAAAGCTCCAATTCCCACCCGTGTACCCACCAACCTTGGACACATCATTCAGGTTGCGGTTGGTCGAGTTGTATTTGAAGAGCTTGGTCGCTCCCCCGGCAAACATCGTGGAAGAACTGGCAATCTTCCCAGAGAAGACGCGAGTCAGGTTCTCAGAGGCTGAGTTTGAGTAGTCCGTCAGGCTCGGGATAGGGCCATATCCAATCTGTTGAGGATAGACGTTGTATGCGGCTTGAAGCGCACCAGCGATGCCTGGTTGATCTGGCAACCACTCTCCGAATGTAATCTTAGTTTCAGGCATTTCACACCCTCACCCATGTTCCACCAGCAGCGGCAACTGGAGTCCAGTTCGTTTCGGTGTCTGTAACATCAGTCCATGTGTCGGAATTGCTTGCGACGACATCCCATGTTGTCTCGGTATCGGTCACAGGAGTCCATGAACTCTCATCAACCTGGACATTGCTCCACTCGTCGCCTTGCTTATTCGCAAGACACCCAACCGAGGCCAAAGCGTTGACCGAGGCAAACGCCGAGAAGGTCGCATTCGCTACGCAAGTGACCGTGGCCTCTGCCGTGACGCTGGCTTGACCGCTTGCAACCAATCCACCGAGACAGGTCACCACAGAGGTAGTGGTGATGTCTCCAGAGCCAAACTGAACTCGGATTGCACTACAAACAACCGAGGCCGATCCCTCAAAAGAACCAGCTCCGAATTGAACCCGAATGCCTTGAGCCGTTACCGCTGCATCAGCAGTAATCGATCCTGCTCCGAACTGAACCCGTGTTCCGTTTGCCGTAGCACTCGCAGAAGCCGCAATAGAAGCATCCCCATCCCACCGAGTAACGCTTGTGATGTATAGAGGCGAATCAAGCGTTAGAGTCAGGTCATCTAGACTCGCCTTGAGGTTATCAAGGGAGTCTATTGTCCACGGTGGGTAGAGATCAGCCATTACGTCAGTGTGACCGTGAGCGAACCAGCAGCGATGCGGAACACATCACCCGTGGCGATGGTTTTAGAGGCATCCAAAGGCGTGTGATACAGCAGATTCCCGCCGGATAGAGCATCTCGCAAGCCAATGAATGCCACAGTCCCCCACGAACCAGTCGCTTGAGGGAACTCCACCGCCGCCGAGTTTGAAGTTGCACCGTTTGACGGAGCGGAGAAGGTCACGCTCTGACGAGCATAAGCATTTCCACTCACCTCAGTACCCGTATCCGCATCGGTAGGGTCTGTGGTGTATAGCGCCACATAGACCGTGGTCGGGCTTGTATACGCCGTGTTCCGCAGAGTTGCGTTGATTAGCGCATTCTCAAGGTAGTTTGAGATTTCAGACATATTTATCTCCGTGCGAGAGTCATCGTCAGGGGAACACCTGCGTATTCTCCCCGATCATCGGACGCTGTGATAGTGTCAATTGCCCTTTGATACAGCGCGGCCCAGGTGTTCAGACGCTCATCATTCATGATGTAAGGCTCTGCCTCTCCCAAAGAAGCGTAAAGCAGCGCATCGGCACAGTTCGCCAGGAACACATTTGAGGTGTTGGAGTCGCTCAGATAGGTCGGAGCTGCGTAGTACAGCATCCGCACGTTGTAAGCAGAGTCCGGGATTGGTGCGAACTGGAAGTCACTCGCCAACAGGGTGTATTTCTTCGGAACGCCCGTGTTTGTTGCGTCGGCATTGCGATAGAAGATATTGGGAGAGAGGTACTCCAAAGCAGAGTTTGGAGTCGTATTCAGATGGATGTCCCGCATCTCCAGGAAGTCGCTCGGAAGCGATAGCGTGGAGTCATTAGCGGTCATCGCTGCATTGACCAGCTTGAGCATCTGACGAATCCGCAAGTCCCGGCGAAGGCGGTTCTCTGCGAATGTGATGAAGTCAGGAATCTTGCTGGTCAGATCAGACCGAGCCAGATAGTCTGCAACTGCGGTCTTGAGATCGGAATAGGTGGAGATAGCCATCAGACCCTCCCTGGACGGGTGCGGAATGCGCGGTTGTCAGGATGATTGAGCCACTCTTTGAATCGAGCCTGGTCAACCACATGGAATCCCCGCATGATGCCCTTTTTGTTGAGATCGTCAATCACCACCAAAGGAACCGAAGCGATCTTGTTCCCAAATAAATGGTCACTCCATCTAGCACGCTCATCGTATGAGTTGAATTGGGCCTTATTGGACTCAATGATCCCACCCACGTCCTGCGAACTCTCGATCACGATCCCGCCATCATCAGCGGTGTGAGCCTTGCGCTGGACTACCTTGGTGTTTTTTGCGATTTCGTTGATGTTCATGTGAAAAAGGGGGCTGAGTTTCCCCTGCCCCCTTAGTTGTCACCGATAAATCGGCTTACGACAGGTCAGCGCAGATGCCGTGAGCGGCTTCGTTCTTGACCTCGAGGGTGTATTCCACCAGCAGCTGAGTGCGATCCGAGTCACCATTCTTCGCCAACTCATTGGTCTGGAAGGGACGCAGATAAGCAACAGCAGCGTACTCGGGATCAAGCACGAAGGCCACATCGTTAGCAGAGTTGCCCGACAGCATGAATCTGTTAGGTACACAAGACACGCTGCCGAAATCGGACAAATAGATGTCCGCTGCGCCAATTATGGTCGTCGGAGCATCCGAGGGGGCCATGTAACGCTGAGCAGCGATACCGGCAAAAGCCGAAACCGTCTGCTTGTGCGCCGGGGTCACCATCAGAATCTTCGGGCTACCACCAGACTCGAACACTTCCTTGATCACGGTCTTCAGGATGTCTTCCGTGAAGGTGCGGTTCGTGCCGTTCGTGCGAGCGGTCGTGCCAGAAGCACCAGCAGAGCCACCAGTTCCGAAGTCGCCGTTCGTGGCAAGCCAGGTCTGGAGGCCACCCAACACACGAGCCGTAGAACCAGCCGTGCCGTTGCTCTGAACGGTGTTGTTCAGGAAGGTGAACTCCATGTCGCGCTTGATCTCGGACGAAGCCTTCGACAGTTGATAGGCCAGTTCCGACTTGCGTCCAGCCTTGTCAACAGCTTGCAGCGTGCCGGTCACGCCGACAGTCTTCTGGCTGATCTGAGTGCGGTTACCAACACGGGTCGTCGGGCTGAGCGTCGCGGTGGAAGCGTCAGCACCTTCAACTGCGGCGTTAGCAGCAGCAGCGGCCAGGGAGTCGGTCTGCCACTCGTGGTAGACAGCCGTAGCCTTGGTTTTGCCCACGGTGGACATGAAAGGCGTGTCGGTGGGAGCGATGTTATAGATGATGTCGCTCAGGTCTTCGCGCAGACCGATAGCGGCGTAGGTACGAAATTGGGTCATGATCTTTCCTTAGAGTAGACGTTCAAACAGGGCCGCAGCATCGGAGACTTTTCCAGACTTCCTCAACTGCGAGTGAGCTTTCTTGACATTCTCGTCTGCAGCAGCCTTTTGGTTTGCCGCAACGCCTGGACGGAGCATCTTCGGTGCGTCTTGCATTTTCTTGGTTAACTCTGGCTTCTGTTTCTGGAGTTTCGCGTATTGCGCTGCCATCCACAGTACCTGAACCTGGCGAGAGTCATAGGCTTGTGAGAGTTCTTGGTCAGTAAACCCGACTTCCTTAGCGAAAGATCGAATTGTCTGCCTTACCTCGTTGCCTTTCTTCTCGTCCCCATATTCAGGAATAACCTCAGCCAAGCGCCTTGCTTCCTGCTGGATGTGCTGCTGGAGTACCGCCTGCTGCTCGGCGAATCGCTGTTGAGCCATTCGCTGCTGCTCGGCCTGCACCATCGCAAGCTGCTTCTCCCGTTCAGTCCGCTCTGCTACCTTGACTGCATAACCAATGGGGTCAACATCCTTTAACGCGTTGAGGTCTTCCCCTTCGTTTTGTTTACTTAGAAACTGCTCGATGAGGCTTAGGCGTTGAGAGTAGGCGTCCCTCGCTTGCTTTGCCTCTTCAATGGCGGCCCGTTCTGCTTCGACAGCTTTACGCTGCTCTGCTACGGACTGACTCTTTTTGGTGTAGTCCAGCCCCTTCTGATACCCGTCCACCAGTTCATCGAAAGTGACTTCCCTTTCCTCACCAGCGGCTTTCACACGGAATCGCTGCGGTTCAGGTTCAGTTTCGACTTCTTGGGTTTCAAGCTCTTCAGGTTCGGACGCCTCGACTTGTTCCTGGGGTTCTGGAGTTTCAGGAGTGGCTTGTTCAGCTTCCTTCGGCTCCATAAGTCCGAGAAACGCGCCTGCGGCTTCGTTCACCGACATCGAAACACTCCCTTGCGGGTCAGTGTCTGCCATTTGAGTTCCCTAAGTTTTACCAGGATGCGCCTGGCCGCTTACAGAATCTTCCATCGCCGCTTGACCAACTGGTCGCTAGAAGCTATGGAAGAAAAGTGCCCCATTATTTCATCAAGTACGCGCAATTTCAAATAGCACCGCTCTCGAATGTCAATGTCCATCTCATCCGAGTTCGTTAACTGACTTATCAGGGATTTCCTGATAGTGTCTATTTCCTCCTGAAACCATTCGTCACTCAGGAGGGTTTGAGCGCGTTCTGCCTTGTTCATCGGAATCCTTGCCCAATGTTGTAACCCATGCTCGGAAGCATCCCTGATGCGGAAGTGAACTGCTCAGGAGTTACTCCAAAGTTATTGAAGGCTCCCATACGGATCTGATCCATGCTGAAGCCTTGTCCGAGCGAATCAATGATTGCCTGGGCAACCTGAGCGTCAGTAAACTGCGTGGGGTTTGATAGCAGATTCGATTGCACCGATGTGATCGTGGTCGCATTCTCCGGTGCGGGTGACACAGATGTGATCGGGGTCACATCTTCAATCGTTGGTGGGACATAAGCAGCGGTCATTGTGGGTGCGGCCATGCTTTGATCTGACAGCAGGCTACCTCCAAGCAAGTCTGCGGCTCGAGAAACCTGCTCCACAGGAACACCATACACACGAGTAGCGCCAGCCATCGAATCTAACAAGCTGAACCCTTGATCCATTGATTCTCGGATTGCTTGAGCAACACGCTCATCGGTGTATTTCTGCGTTTGGATCGGAGTGGTGGATTTTTCTACAACGCTTGTCGGAGTTTTCTTTACATCTGGCACAGTTATAGGAGGAACTGTCGTCTTACCCTGTGCTGCGTTGTACGCTGCTAAAGCGTTTGCGTTAGCTGCGGTTTCAGAGTCAACAGTTTGGTTAGAACTTGTGCCCAGTTGCTCACGAATGGCCTGATAGTCAAATGGCCCAGGCGTAAAGGTGAACTGACCACCCTCTACTTTGGGAACATCAAACAAAAGCGATCCGGGTGCACGAGACAAGAATCTTTGTGCTCCAACACCCATGTCCTCGCGGCCAGCCAACAGGCCAGGGAATTGGTATAGCGGAGCAGAGCCACGAATTCCCTGAGTGCCGCCCGAGACTAATGCTAATGCTCGATTGAACTGGGTATCACTAACCCCATAGTTAGCCAACGCTCCTTGACGGGCCTGATCTAGCGTAAACCCTTGCGCCAACGAGTCTCTAATGGCTTGAGCAACTCTGGCATCAGTAAATGTCGTGTTGTAGTTAGTGGACTGAACTTGTTCAAGTGCCTTATCAAAGTCTGCACTTGAAAGGCCAAAGTTGGTCATCGCACCCTGACGAGCCTGCTGGACCGTAAAGCCTGCATTCAGAGCGTCTCGGATCGCGCTTGTTACTTGAGGGGTCGTGTAAGTAGTTGCCGCTGGAGCAGCGGTCGGGACTACCGCTCCACGGCCAATCTGCTCGTTAATCCCTGCCTGATTGATAGCAGGGAAATTCTCAAGAAAGTCTGCTTGCGTCAAGCGCAGCTGCTTTACCAGATCGTTAAATGATCCGTAATTGCCGGTTTGTTGAGCATTGACAAGCCGAGTGGCAAGTTCGTTCTTTTGAGCGACTGTTAGTGCCATGATTTACCCCGGAATTTCGATGTTGCCGCTGATGCCTGCGCCGATCTTCGCTGCCTTCAGTTGGACCTCAGCCTCGAACTCTTGGCGCTTCAGATCCAGTTCAGCCGCTGCCTTCTCTCGAGCCAGTTGAATCTCTGCTGCGGCCTTCTCGCGCTTGGCTTGAATATCCGCGATTGCCTTCTGTCGGTCAATCTCCAACTGAGCTTGAGCCTGCATCATCATCGCTTGGATGGCAGGATCAACCTGTTGCTGCTGCGGAGGCGGGTTTGACAGAGCCTGGTCAATCTCAGGAGTGATCGGCTTGAAGAAGGTCGCCGAGTCCTTGAACCCTGCTGCCTCAATCATCCGTCCCAGAGTGTCTCGGTACTGAGCCACAGACACAAGAGGATTGGCCGGTCCAAACTGCTGCAGGATGCGCTCTTGCTTGTCGAGGATCATCGCCAACATAGCCATCTGCTCTTGGCGGTTACCAGTTCCCAAACCCACAGAGATGGTCACATCGTACTGATTCGACCATTCACGAGGGTCCATCGGGATGTATTCGCCGCGCATCCGAATCAGGCGGGGCTTGTCTTGGTACTTACACAGAAGATGCAAGATGCCCTTGAACAGTGTCTTTACGCCTGTCTCTGCAAAGACCCGAGCGATGAGTTCCAGCTTCCCTGATGAGGCGCTTTGGAATGCCGCTACAGCTGTGGCGGTGACATTCTGAAGGATGTTCGGGTCCAGGCCTTGGCTTGCGTCTGAGACACCAGTCCGCTTTGCCTGAACTTGATCCAGATACTCCAGCATAGGAAAGGCTTGATTCGCCACTGGCTGGACGGCCATCGGAACCACAGCATTCGGGTTCTTCATCCGAACAATCCCGCCAGGAGTCATCGTGGATAGATCGTCAAGGTTTACTTGACCCTCCACGGCCCCGACTCGAGCATTGTTCGTCAGATACAGGTTATCCAGCATCTGCCGAGTGATCGTGGACTTCTGGAGTTGGATGTCCATCGTCTTGTCTGCGAGAGACAGACCATAGAACTTATGCGGAACCGGGATCGGGCACAGAGCATGGAACGGGATGTAATCCGTTTCACTCATCTCTAGGATCTTGGAACCTGCGTACCAAACCTGAAGAAGCTCGGCGATCCCATCATCGTCCATGTCAGCACGGACATAGCACTCGTAAACCTCGACCTCCTGCATGGAAGGATCGTAGGACTCTTGATCCGATGGTTGTTCGCCTTCAGAGAATCGTGCCACTCGCTCAGGACTGAATGACAGATCATCGTAGGTCGGGAGGTTCTGCACCATATCCCAATCGAACCCCATTGCCACGAGATCGGACCTGGGAATCAATCGGCGATGAGCCGTGAAGGGAGAGTCTTGAATCGTCCGAGCGTTTTTAGAGATCAAGAACTCCTCGGGTGGAACATTGACAATCCGCACCTGGCCGATCTTGTTCTTGCGCCGAGTTTGAACTGAGTGCGAGGTCTGCACCAAAGGCATCCCGTCCAACCCGATAGCAGGATTTCCCATCGGATCAAGGATCGGCGTGGAAACAGACTCCTGCGCGATGATCTCTCGCGTCCCATCAGACATCAGCATCGCCAGCTCTTCGTCTGACAGATTCTGATAAGACTCCTTGATTACATCGTAAGAGTCATCCCAATAGGCTTTGACAACGCCAACCTTCTCAAGGAGTGCGTCCTTGAACCAGTCGTGCATGATCGCAAACCCACGGTTGTCCTTGTAGAACACCCAGTTCGCGTAATCAGTGGCTTGTTTGGCTTTCGGCTCATCGCCTGGAGCAACAGGCTCAAACCTCACCACATCATCAGATGCGGTGAAGATACGGATCAGCTGAGGAAGCGCCCCATCAATGACTTCGGCAACCTCTCCCGTTACGATCTGGGAGCGGCCCTCGATCTCATTCCCGTACGGATAGCGAAGGTAATACTCCAGCGCCCTCGTGCGTTGTTCGGTTGTCTCCGTCTGGAGATAGCCGATTGCCCCGTCTATTTCGGCCTCGAGTTGTGCTTTCAGCGCGTTCTCGTTCATGTCGTTCCTCTAACGCCTTGATGCGGCGTTCAAGTTCAGCTATCCGCTGCGGGAGATTTCCTTGGGTTGAGATCCACATCACACAATCCATCGAATGTTTGTTTTAAGCGGCTTATCCCATGAGGAGGTCTCGCTTATCCCAACAGCCATGTACCGGAAAGCATCCGATGCGTGGCTGGCCCAGTCGTGAAGTGGCTTGTCGTAGAAGACATTCCGCTTCTCGTCATACTCTCTTCGATAGTTGCGAAGTGCGTCCAACCCTAGTCGTACTTGAGGGACATTGAACCAGCACTTGGGCAAGATGCGCCTGACTGCCTGAATCCCGTCTGCTACCGACAAGCGTGGTGCGACAGTGATCTGTAGGCCAGCCTCTTGGAGCATTTCCTTGCGGCTGCGTCCCGTGCCGAGTTCCCTGACCTCCACATCGTGAGGGAGGATGTGCTCGGCGGTGTGCCATCTGTTCTCTTTGATCCAGTTGACATACCAATCCAATCCGACCCCGTGATTTTCCACGAAATCTAAGACTCTGTACTCCTGATTTACCGCTTGGATCACCCAAATCGCAGTCGAATCAGAAACGCCTAAGTCCCAAGCCGTGTAAGTCCTACAAAGGTCGTCCCGGTCAATGTGACACAAACGGCCCTTTTCTTCAAGGTCGTTGATAAGGGAACCGTAGTAAGAACCCTCCACCGCAGCATTGAAGGAGCACTCGAACTCTTGGTTGAACTTGTCCTCGCCCATCTCCTTACGGGCTGCTTTGAGTTCGTTCTCGTCTATGAGCTTGGTCTGTGAGGCTTTGAACTCCAGCAGTCCCCAGTCCTCTTCGTCCTCGGCCTGGTCCCTCAGGGCTTTGAAGTGGTTGTTTCCCTTTGGAGTCCCCAGAAACAGCGCCCAACCCAGTCTGTCTGAGAGCGCAGGACGAATGATGTCGGTCCAGATCTTGGGGTCTTGGTCGCCGATCTCGTCCAGAATCACGCCGTCAAAGTATTGGCCCCGCAGCGAATCAGGGTTGTCTGAGCCGTAAAGCTGGATTCTCCTGCCCCAAAAATCGGTCCTAAGCTCCGAGATGTTCGGGGTTGCCTTGAGAGGCTCTGTGTACTTTAGAAGGTAGTCCCAGGCCACCCGCTTGGCCTGCCCGTAAGTAGGGGCGATGTAAGCGTACCTTGGAGCCTCTCTTTGATTCTGGATCGCTTCCTTGATGATGTGGTTCAGGGCAGCAACTGTCTTTCCCATTCTTCGGTGAGCCACTACTACCGAAAAGCGTTTCTCGGCCATCATCTTATGGATGGCGAACTGCGGCTCTCTAGGAGCGTAGGGAATGATTATTTCTCTTCGGCCCACTTGATTACCATTTCAATGGACCCGCCATCAGTCCCGCTTACCTCAGTCCGGGCCAGCTTAGGAATGTGGTACTCGATTGCCTTGAGATAAAGCTCTGCCGCCCTGCCGGGGTCTGGCTTTGTTTTGGCATCGCCTTCTGCGACTCTTTCAAGCCATTCAGCGAACTTAGGAGCGTTCTGCTCTGCCACCATTGCGATCATCTCTCGCACATTCTGGGTGGTCTTATTGGGCACTCCCTTAATGCGCCCCATACCTGCTGCGGGAGGCTTGCGCTTAGTAGGTGTCAATACTTTGTTGTCCATTTCCGATTCCTTTCGGGCCATCGAGCTATATCTAAGTCTATCACCCAGCAGTCAAAATAAGATCGCTTAGGGTTTATCCTACTATGCGTTGCGCGTAACAAAGGCCAGAATATGTGGGTCATAGGAGGTGCTTAACATAGCCGCACAAAATTCAACAGAGCGAGTTCGCTTGCTTCGTAAGCGCAAGGCTGAGGCTGGTTTATCAGAGGTCCGTGGTGTGTATGCGCCAGCAGAGTTCCATGCCTCAATCAAGGGCGCGGCTTCTGGCCTTCTCTCATCGTCTGGGCGCGGAGCAAGGGTTGTAGGACTCTTGCTTATGGAGATTGATGGAACGCCATCAATTGATCTTGCTGCATCTCGAAGACTAAGCATTGATGAGGTGATTGCTTTTTTGCAATCAGTTCCAGATAGCGTCAGGGCGACAGTAGCCCAGCTGGAGCACGATTGCCCATAAGGTATTCGTACACACTGTCGATTACTTGCTGATCCACAAATTCCGAGACTTTCTCTTTGCGCTTCTCTAGCGCCCCAAGAGTCATGGAGTGGATCGCATCATCTGCCTTGCCTGGATACTTTGCCTTCATTTCTGCAAAGATAGCGCCATAAGTCTTCGGCATCAATACTTGTGCCGGGAGGCTCAACCCCATGCTTCCGATGTAATCGCCGTGGAAGTTTGCTGGATATGCTCGGTCAGTTGACGGACTGATGCCCCTCTCTGGCATGGCTCGAACTACCGTGTTCCCCATCATGCCCTTTGGAAGACCCATAAGGGCTGGATCGGTGATCGCATTTGTGATGTCTTCTCGGTTGAAACCAAACTGCTTTTGATTTCTGACCTTGAACATTTCTTCAGTAAATGCCTTACGGAAATTACCAGGCGTTCCTTTTGCCTCAAAACCTGCGCCAGTGAACAGTTGGGCCTGCCCCTCCGGGGTCATAATTCCCTGAAAGTTTTGGAATGGCCGCACTAACCCCTGTGGCGTTGCTACCGGAGCATTCCTCAATGCCTCGTCCAGCTGCGCGATGTCCTTCTTTGAAGGATTGGCTTTCTTAATAAGCTCAAGCAAGATGTCTGTCGGCATCGTGCTGAAAAACTCACTATCACGCGACATGGTGGATGGCATGAAAAACACATCCCCACCACCACCGGCCCGTGCGTTTTCGATCTGCGCCTGAGTGAAGCGATCTACAACCCGCTTTGCGATTGCGGTTCCAGAGGCCCCGGCAACATCCTTTTCCATATGCGCCAAGTCTCGGGCATAGTCTTGGCCCCCAGTGGTGATGACCGGGGTAGGGAGCTTCTCGTCTGAAACGCTTGAGATTTTGTACCCGCGACTCGTTGAGTCCCACGGCCCAAGCATAATGCTTGTGTCTTTAAGGTCTTCAATCTTGACCTCAGTTTTTGGGGCCATCTTGCCCACAAGCTCGGACTTAAATCGCTTACCAACCCTTGCGTTTGGGTTGAGCGGCGTATGCAATAAGTAAACGGCTTTTCCTGCGCCGAGAGCTGGAGCGGCGAATCTAACCGCATTCTCGTAGAAGTCTTTTTCAGTTGGAGTTGCGTTCTCAGGAGCATCTGCCCCCAACAGCCCACGGGTAGCCGCGCCACGAACCCCACCGCCAAACAGACGCTCCTTGTTGATGCGTCCGTATAGCTCTTCCATCAGCGTGAGAAGTCCCGGCATCGGCCCAGCCATGATTACCTCTTTTTGTTTCGCTCGCTGATTGCCTTTGCTTTCGCTTTGGCATCTGCTTTAGAGTTGGCCCCCCATGCCTTCAGGCTCAGGAGGAGTCTCGTGGGGCTTCCGTCTGGCTTCTTCTCAGGCCCAGGCATATTTCCCATCCTTGCCAGGAACGATGCTCGTCTAGGGTTATCCCCAGTCTTTACCGGAGGCTTCAGGTTAGAACCAGGGTTTTCCCGTTCATAGGACTTACGGCCCTTTTCGTTCAGGCCACCCTTGGGGTTCTTTCCCTCTTTCTTTTGCCAAGCACTCATTTCTTTGCGGTCTTAGCAGCGGCTTTGAAAGCAGCAGCAGTCGGGGCGCCCTTTGTTCCGGGCTTCCTCATGCGCTCAGGAGTCTTGCCTGCGGCCTTTTGCTTTTCGATCCGCTCACGCTTGGCGTGGATGTTTGCGTACAGGCCTTTCATTTCTTCTTCATCGCTTTCCGAGCTTCGCTCATTGCGATGGCGACTGCCTGCTTCGGGTTCTTGACCACAGGACCGCCCTTCCCAGAGTGGAGCTGGCCCTTGCCAAATTCCTTGAATACCTTATCGGCCTTCTTCTGGCCCTTCGGAGTCATCTTCATAATCGTCCTCGTATTCACCCTTACGGGCCTCGTATTTAGCGATTGCAAGCATTTGCTTGCGCTTGTCCGTCATCTTCGTGATCGGGCCACCCGTCAGCCATGCAGAACAGGTCCGGTCTGCGGCGCACTTGAACTCGAACAGCTCACAGTACCCCAGATTCGCTGCCTCTACAACCTCGGGAGCGTAGGTCTCATCATCGGATTCCTCTTTCTGAATCCCGCCGAGGATACAGCCCATCATCTCAGGCGTTTGAATGAACGCAGCGCAGTTCCCGCAGCGCATTGTCTTTGCATTGTCAGGAGAAGTGTTCCACTCTACCGCTCGCTTGGCCCAGAACTCTTCGTCATCCTCGCCAGGATTGGCAGGACCGTATCCGTACTCCTTGAACGCATGATCGCGGTTCTCAAGGTTGACCTCGATGTCCTGGGTGGCGATAGGGCACTTCATTTCTTTTTCATCGCCTTCTGCATCTCAATGGCTTCGTACCCCTTACCGAATTCATCGGCCATCTTGTAAGCCTTCATCGGTTTGGTCTGGTGGTACTTGCGCTTGTTCTGCTCGAGATACTTCTGCATCTCTTTGGCTTGGGACTTGTTGAACATGGTGTCTCCAAAAAGAAGGGGCCGAAGCCCCGCCCCGGCAACTGCAGGAGGATTACCCCAGGGTGTCAGAATTCTATCTCGGGAACGGGAATGTCAATAGGCCATTTTCCCCGCTTCTGAAGTTCCTGTACCGTCCTCTTATGGGCGGCAAGCCACTTCTGCTTTCGCTCTTCTTTGGTGAGTTTGTTGCCCTGGTCGATCTCCCAATGACATCTCAAACAAGTCGCCGCTGTGTGGGTGTCGCAAGCCTTGATGCTTCTCCCTTTACCCCCCGACCAGTTGGAGTGCGCGGCCTGAACATTCTGCTCGGACCCGCAACACTGGCACGGAAGCGATGCCACCGCTTTAAGGAGCTTCGGGCTTCGGATGTAAGTTTGCTTTGGGATCATTCTGTTGCCCTTACTTGCATTCGTGCGGAGGCTTCCTCTGACCTCCAGATGTCTACCCTCATCCTTGCGGCCTCCAGCTTCCACTTCAGCTCTTCTTCGATCTCTATGGCTTCCTGAAGTCCCTTGAGGAGTTCTTGGTACTCCGGGTGTGCGTAGGCTTCTCGCTCTTGAGCATTGGCGGCTTCGTATTTCG